GCTCCAGTTGGACCAGTGGGTCCAGTTGGTCCCTGTGCACCAGTGTCTCCTTTCGGTCCAGTAGAACCAGTATCACCTTTTGGTCCAGTAGGACCAATAGGACCTTGTTCTCCTGTAGCACCAGTAGGACCCATTGGACCCGTAGGACCAGTTGGTCCAGTAGGTCCCCTTTCTCCTAACATTTCCCAATCTTCATTTGTTTCAGATGGTTCTGATCCAGTATTAGTATTTAATGCAACCCATAAATCTCCATCATAAAAAACTACATCAAAAGCATAATATACTGTTTGTGAATCTCATTCTCCAACATAATTTAATCCTCTACCATCTTCTCCTGTGGGTCCTGTAGGTCCAATGGGACCAGTATTACCAATTGGTCCTTGTGGACCTGTTGATCCAGTTGCTCCAGTAGGACCTATATCACCTTTTTCTCCTTGAGGTCCCTGTGCTCCTGTTGGACCAGTCGGACCAATGGGACCAGTCGGTCCTGTATCTCCTTTCTCTCCTTGTATTCCTTGTTCACCCTGTGGACCAGTAGGTCCTGTGGATCCAGTTGGTCCCATTGGACCTGTCGGTCCTGTATCACCTTTTGCACCTTTAGCTCCAGTTGCTCCTGTAGGTCCTGTAGGACCTGTAGGACCAGTAGGACCAGTAGATCCTTTACTCGCAAATTCTTGTCAATAAGTTGTATCAGTAGGTAAATTACCAACAGTATCTTGTTTGGCAATATAAGAAGTACCATCATAAGAAACTACATCGTAAGCAGAATATTCTGTTAACGAATCAAATTCACCCATTAGTCTAAACTCTCCTAAGTTTAATGTAATTGGATCTATCAATTTTACTAACTTGAAATCACTCATTATGAATAATTTAATTCTTTAAGGTTGCTTGCTATATTGTCAAACTTTGTATTTCCATCCGCTAAAAGAATTCTACAGTTTGTTGAATCATATTTGTAAGCTCTCCATACAGCAGACGATAATGAACTTCCAGGCAATGCTTCTGCTCAATAGAAATCATTGCCATCTTGTAGATAAACTAATGTATAAATATCATTTGAAAGTAATTGTTCTATTGTATTATTCCCCATATTTATTATTTAATTCTAACCATTGTTCTATCGTATCTAATTTTAATAAAATAAGTTCATCATCATTTGGTTGATTTTTAATCATTTCTTTTACTTGCTTAATTTCTTTTAAGATACTATCAAAATTTATTTGTTTTATTGCATCTAATACAGGTGATAAATCAACTTCTTTCTGCTGTTCTGGTTTGTTATCCCTTATCATTTTCTCTATTTTCTTATAATCTATGTCAATAGAACCACCATAAGTTTGTTTTGTTTGTAGAACCAAATAACTATCACCAATTTCCTGGTATTTAGAACATAGAGTAGTACAATCTTTATCAGTGTAAACAGAAGTTCTTACAGTAATTCAGGTTCCAAAAGGACTAGTATTGTTAATTACTGACCATTCCTTCTTATATTCTCCATTTCCAATATTTTTTAATAACACCTTATCTATAATTTCAGAAGTAGTACCATTTCTAATAACAGCTTGAACATAATAATTATCTCTATCTGTATCTAAATGGTCTCCTATCTGCCTATAAATAACAAATTGTGATAAGGGTTCTAATTGCATATTATACGCTTAAAATACGATAAGTAATTCAAATATCTACTGTGTTATCTTTTGCTTCATTCCCAGCAATTTCATCATCACCAATATTATGTAAAACTAATGGTTTATTTACATTACCTGAAGCAGCAACAATAGCATCTTTTACTGCATTAGTTTGTGTATATGTATTAGCTGTTTGATCTATCCAACCAGTAGTTTCTATTGTTTCTGAAACAGCAACTCCTGAACCATTATTATATTTGATTGCTAAGTTATCTGCACTTTCTGTAAAAGCATTAGTACCACCATAATTCAATCTTAAAACAGCACTATCAAACTGAATTAGTTTATTAGCTCCTGGAGCAGCAACTAAAGTAATAGGAGTAGTTCTTAATGCTTTAACCTGATCACTAGTCAAAGAAATCTTATCTACAATCAAATAATCTGGTTTTAGTGCATTAAAATCACAACTATCTGTTGTTCCTTCATTGATATAAACAGTTTGATTATTGCCTCCAAATGAGTTAACAAAAATACAGCCAACAGCAAAACCATCTTGTTTATCATCAGGAACATCTGGTCCAACTGCTAATAAGATATTATCAGCTTTATCAGTTAAAATAACTGTTGTATTACCAGTATCTACTACCTGATCTTCTCCTACGATCTGTGTTTTGTCGTCAACCTTTAATTCTTCATTTATCTCTTTCATTGTAATTGTTTTAATATTTTATTAGGGGACTAGGGGGTGAATCAATGACCCACCCCCAGCATAATTATCATTTAACAGTATTAACTTTTACATCAACAAGTTCATTCTTGCCTTCTGTAAATGTTTTAATACCGTATAAGGTATCTGAAACAATATTAACACCAAGTTTATCTGATACATCTTTCACAGAAACATTTGGACGAGATTGTATAACCAAGTGAATGGCACCTTTTCTTCCGAATAAGTAGTGAACCATACAAAGATTATCATCTCATTTATCTGTTGCATCTGTCAGAGTTTTTGCAACTGGAACATATCCTCATCCTTTAGAAGCAAATGTAATACAGTTAGTACCAGCAGTAGCAGTAATACCCTTTAATTTCTGTTGGTTAGCTGCAGTTACAGGAACATAACCTGCATTAGTTGCTTCTGAAATAGAAGTACCTGGAGTATTAAAAGCATTAACAAAGTTAGCAATAGTATTAGCTACACTAGAACAAATTTTAACATTGCCAGGTTCAGTTCCTAATGTTGACTTAAAGGTAAATGTTACACCATTGATAGAAACTGTATCACCATTGGTTGGATTAGTAGCTAATCCTAATTTACCAGTCCAATATAAACTATTGCTAGTATATAACTTAACACCCATAAAATCACCATAGTAACCATTCTCATTAACACGATCTCCTAAATTAGTTGCTTTACCAGCAAAGTATTCTGTCAATGTGCTAATAAAGTGAGGATCAACTACTGCTATTCTTTCTGTCAGAGGAACATTAGCTTCACTCATTTTTCTATGAGCAGTTGTAAATATTTGTGGAATAGTAGTTGTAGATAATTCGCAAGCATAACCTGCTGTTTTATTACTATCTATATCATGATAATCAACAGTATAACTTGCATTAACTACTTCTGCTAAAACATCAGCATCAATTGTGTTAGCTAATTTGATTGCTGATCGTTTAATGAAATAATTTCTAATGGAGTAGTTATCTTGAATTTCATCATACTTATCAATATAAAATGGAACTACTTTTTGTTTATCTACTGTCAGATATTCATCATTGGTTGTAATATCTTGTACTGTAAACGATGAACCACGATTATAATCAGATACTGTAACATCAGAACCATAAGGTTTATGAAAAGTATCTCCATTTTTAAGAACTGCTTGTGCTTCCGTAGAAACAATCGCCTGATATACAGCCTCTTTGCTCAAATATCGCTGCATAGCTCTTGATCAATATTCTGGGAAGTTAGCACTTAATGAATTTGCCATAATTTAATATTTTAAGTTTTCTTGAGTAAACCGTCTTTTCCTTTAGCTGCCATATACTTATCAAATTCTTCATCAGACATTTTAGATATACTTTCATCAGTTAAGCGAGAATAGTCTTGCTGTTCTGGTTGAACAATATTTCCAGATTGCTCAAACGTTTTTTTAGCAACTGGTCTTACCAAACTATCTTTATAAGCACGATAAATCGTTTCTAAATCTGTATGAGCAAATCTTGGTGAAAAAGCTAATTCGCGTAATTTATCTTTATCTACTAATGAAAAATCTATTTCTGGATGATTATTCTCTAAATCTTTTAATTCCTTCTGATAATTAGATTCAATCAATGCTTTTTGTTCATTCAAAGCTTTCTCTTCACGCAAAGCATTTATTTCTTCTAAGATATCATCAGGGACAGAAGCTTTAGGAACAATCTGAGATAAATCTTTCAACAATTGTTTATCTAAATTTCACTTTGTTGCTATTTCATCCAATCTAGCATCTTGTGTAGAATTAACAGAACTTGAGACTTGATTAACTTTTTCCTCTAATTCAGAGATTTTGTTAACCAATTCTTCTCTTTCTTCTTCTCACTTTTTCTTTTTCGTCTGATATTTGGCTAAAGGAATCATCCGAGAAACCTCAGGCTTAATTTCTTCAGTTTGTTGTTGAGGAGGTTCACTTTCTGGTTGTTGTTTCTCCTCAGGTTTTTCTTCAACAACCTCCTGAGCAGGTTCTTCTGCTTTCTGCTCTGGTTTAGATTCTGGAACTTCTTGTTCCATTTCTGCTAAAATCTCTTTAGCATCCTGGTCTAAACCAACCATTTCTTCATTTGGAATTTGTTCCATAATAAGAACTTAAGTTTTGTTATAGCGATGACTAGTCGCAAAAATAAGATTAGCTGCTTATTACAGCAAAGTTGTGTTATTCACAACCCAGAAGCAAGGAACTACTTCCCAGCCTCTAAGTTCTGAATATTCTCAGTAATTGTTTTTTCTTGTGAATCTAATCCAGTAAATAAATCAATCATAAATTGAGCATTTTCTCTTTTAGCAAATAAATATCTCCTATCCTGATCTGTTATGTCAATGTTGAACAATAAAACATTGTTAATATAATCTATTTCATTTCTAAAATTCTGTAAAAGAATTTCTACAGCTGCGTGTTTTCTCAAATCCTTAAACAAATTTAATCTCTTGAGACTTTCTTCATACCCATCTATCACTCCGTGATAATCAGGATATTGTTGTTTTAATTTGTTAAAATCTATTTCCATTTGATTTATTTATTTTGTTGTGTTAATTCTTGAGACCTTTCTTGAACATTATTTGGAGTTGGATTAGGAATATTTAGAGTTGTTATTCCAGGAACATTGTTGATAGAAATTCCATTGCTTTCACCAGAATTAGCTCCTGCATTTGCTGTATTAGTCATTGCCTTTCTCACTGTATTTTTAGCAACTATTGGCATATGTTTTATTGCATAAGCATAAATTTTATTTATAACATCAGCAGGTAATTCTTGAGCAACAACGAAATCAACTAACTTCTGAACAAAACCAGCATCTGCTTGGAAATTCATCGGTGGTGTTTTTCCATCAAGAAAATCTTCTATCACTTCTGCTGCTTTTCCTAACTGTTCTTCTGATATAGCAATATTAACACTTAAAGCACGAGTAATATCATCTTCACTGTATTCTCCAGATTTTAATATTTCTCTAATAACAAAATCAGGTGATATCTTAGAAGCATAATTTGGATTATTTGTCAAAAGAGCTAGTGCTTGTATTTTTGACTTATTTTCCATTTCTTTCACTGCCATTTCCTGATTGGTAGCACTTATATTTATTTCCAAATCTTCTTTCGTCACAACATCATCTCTTTTAATCGTATCTCATCTAATTCCTTCTGGTCCAATTAGTTTAATCATTTGTTTTTCTGTCAGATGTTCCTTTAAGTCATCTATGTAATCTATCCCTAACTCTACTCAACAATTTGTATAATAAATTGATGTGGGTCCAAAACGATTAGCAATCTGTTCCATGTTGCCATAATAAATTCCCACAGCCTTTTCACTAGACCTACCCTGAACATCAGCAGTAACACCAGTTTTTAATCCAGCAATCCCATCTAAGAAACTAATTAAATTTATGATGATAGAAGTATTATCAGGAGTTTGAAACTCATACACACCATTGCCAATATTTACACCATAACTGTTAACTGGAATTATAGCATCAGGAGAATAAACTAATTTTGTTGGGTCATTAAACATTTTTATATCAAATGCTCTTTGAGGAAAATTTCTTTTTTGTATGTTATTTAACCCCTGATTCACTAAAGTATTTATTTCTCTTGCAATTGGTTTTATGTCATCAGCTGGTGCTTTACTTCAGAATACTTTTAGATCTGGATGAGTAGCTCAAGATTTATACGGTCATTTCTCATTTGCTTTTAATTCTTTTAATTTACATACTCTAACAATCTTTTTATGTTTTTTAGAAAAGAGGATATAATATCTTCCGTCATCAGTAGACAAATACATTTCGTACAAATTAACAGTATTTTCTGGAACATTTACTGTTAAATTAGATTGCAAGCCAAGAATCTGTTCTGTATTTTTCTGCAAAGAATACTGATCTTCTACTTCCTTCTCTTGTTCAAAAATATCAATAGCATCTGATTCGTATATCCCTCTCTTTATCCCTTCTAGAATTTGTGCTTTTGTTTTATAAATATTTTTTTGACCAACATAAGAATGATTTTCTAAATACAATCCTCCTGCTGGATCACAAATAAAATCTTTATAGTGAATTACTTCTAAGTGATGTTTGTAGTATGGATCTGATTCAGCTCATATCTTATAAATAGCTCTTCCAGAAAATGCTGCTAACTTTTTTGCTAAAATATCTTTAGCTCTTCAATTCTCATATTGAACAGAAGAATCTTTTTTCCACATTGCAGTTATTTTCTTTGCCTTTACTGTATCAGAATCATTTTGTTTAGAGAAAACTAAAACAGTTTCACCTGAAACACGAGAGATTAGTGTATCAATAAAGCCACCCATTATAGGAACTGGGGCATTGTATAATCCAGCTATTTTTTTATCTATTATATTATAATACAAATCTTCTGATTCAGATATTTGAGCCATACGCCCAGCACTGTATTGTTCTGACTGCTCTGCTAATTTTATTGCCGTATCTAATAAATCTTGTTTTCTCATTCTAATTATTTTATTATATTTTTATTATGGGCGTATAATATATATATATATTATATATATATTATATTATTATATTATATATATTATTATATATTTATATATATATATATATATATATTTATATATATAATATATAGCAAAGTAAAATTAAAATGTCAATAGGCAACCTGCTAATAAAAAAAATGTTAGCCAAGATAATAATCTGTGATTTTACTATTAACAGGGGGGGTATAATTTTTCCACAACTTATCCTCATCATTGTTCATGTATGGTTCTGCTTGTGCAGCATAACGCAACATATCTGCACAGTGAGAACTAAAATCGTGAACAGGATTATTTTTCCACATACCACGATCCACATCCCATTCTCTCCTATACAGCACAATATCATCTAAGAAACATTGACATTTCTTTTCATCTACAAATAATCTGCTCCACATATTTAGACATAATCTTATTCCCTCATTCCTATCTATTCTAGGTAAAATAGATTTGCCATCTATTACCTCAAACGCTAATCCTAAACCAAAAGCAACTTCAACAGTAGATTTACCTGTTTGAAAATTAGTTTGTATGATATCTCATCCAGCAAAATGTTTTCCATACACATAGCCCTTATCTTTTAGTTGCTGAACATAGTATTCTATCCCCATTTTATCATCAGCAAGATAATCTATCATATAAATTTTATTGTTCTGAACCTGAAAGAAACCGATAGAAGTATACTGACCAATATCTCACACTGTATGTACTGGAAGAGATTTGTTGTAAGGAAAATTGCCTATTCTGCCTTCCTGTCTCGCCTTAAACACCTCATCCGCATAATATGATCCTTTAGTTGTAGAATCAAAGCTGCACATAAATTCACGATTAAACTCTTCTCGCGGCATTTCTTCCTGAAATTGTTGTATTTGTTTAGAGTCAAAGATATTTGTGTCATAAACACTCAGCAATTTAACATATCATTTAGGATCTTCTAATGCATTTTTGTAAATACGATAAAACTCACCTTTTCCCATAGGAGTACCAAGAAATACAGCATAACCATTATGATCAGCTAAGGTAGGTAAAATAATTTCAGTTCAGAGATTAGATGGTTGTTGAGCGTATTCATCCATCGCTACACCCCATAAACCTATTCCTCTAAGACTCTGAGCATTTTCAGCTCCAAGTAATACGATTTTAGATCCATTAGGATAAAATGTTGTTAATTCATTTTCATTGTATTTGACTCCAGGAATATTACCAGAATATTTTTTGACCAAATCTCAAGCAATTGCTTTAGCTTGTTTGTATGTTGGACAAATATAGGCAAATTTACTTTCAGGAGTTATTAATGCATCTTTCTGTAATTGATTTACAATAGCTGTTGTTTTACCGCTTCTCCTGTGGCAAACTAAAATAGCTCTATTGTATTTCTCTAGAGCTTTATGGAATTCTTTTTGTCATGGAAATGGAGTATAGTTAATTTGTATTTTCATATCCTAATCTTATTTAATTAAACATGATATTAATTAAACATGATATTAATTAAACATGATATTAATTAAACATGATATTATCATTTTGTTCAGGTAAAGATAGTGTATCACTATCA